AACCTGGCAAGATACATCAGTTCGAAGGTGTCCAAGATGGTGTTGCGTTTGAATTATATTGGGCAGAGTTCGCCCACGATGACATTGAGAGACGTACTATAGGGACTTCTATTTGAATTCAAAAGAAGAGAACGCAAAGGTCGCTTGGAAAGTAACATAAGAACCGTCTCCAGTGGCAGAAAATTGTATATTGCCTAAGTCTGTTGGAATACAATCTTTATATAGAATTTTATTTGTTGTGTTGTTATGACTTGAAAGTATAAAAAGAGTAATATCGTGATGAGATGCGATTTCACTGCCGATATTTTTAGAAGTCTTATAGTTTTGAGTAACAGACCTTTCTAACCAATCTTTCATTTCTTTGTATGAATCTAAATTTTCGTCTAATAATAAACGGAAATCTATACTGTTACTATAATTTATTCTACTGCCTGGCATAGGAATACCTTGACTTTTTTGAAAAGGTAATGTAACAGCTGGAACACTTAACGATGGATGAGTAACACCTTGAGCGAAGTACTCTAGGTTCGGATATCGTTTTCTGTTAATAACAATACGAAAACCTGTAGGTTGTAAGTAATTAATATTAGATGTGAGTGACGCATCTTTTATTTGAGTTTGTAGTGTTGCTGCATTCTGTGGCATTTTTACTTCCTATATCTATACTTCTATTTATATAAAATAAATGTACAAAAATAAAATAAAAATAATGCTTGACTTTTTACATGAAATGATATATAATAAAGGTTATAAGAGAAAGGTGCATTAATGATAAATTTAGAATCCATATTGGCAGAATGGAAAGAGGACTCCCTTATAAAGGAGGGTCAACTCGATAAGAATAGTATGGACACTCCCAAGATGCATGCCAAGTATCTTGAGTATCTATCCCTAACTAAACTACGATTGAAGAAGGCAGAGTTTTCTCAGAAGTCTCTGTTGAAAGATAAATATTTGTGGTATAATGGGAAGATGGACGAAGAGACTATGAAGTCAAAGAATTGGTCACCCGACCCGTTCAATGGACTCAAAGTATTGAAGGGTGACCTAGAAAAATACTATTACGATGCTGATACAGAAATACAAGAGAGTGAGATACGCATTCAGTATCTAAAAACTATTGTAGAGACCCTTGAGAGTATCATGAACAATCTCAACTGGAGACACACCACGATTGGTAACATCATCAAGATAAGACAACTTGAGGCAGGATACTAATGAGTGTGGAAAGTGACGCAAAGATATAAGTTTATAGAAGAAGATGCCCAAGACAGAGAATACATTGCCAAACACAATAACAGTGGGACTCAAAAACCATAGTATGATGTTGGTTGATGCGGAGGCGCATCAGATACCAGAACTACGAGAATACTTTTCATTCTTTGTACCCAACTACCGTTATGTTCCAAGTTTTAAGAACCGAAAATGGGACGGCAAAATCAAACTATTCAATCAAGTCACGCGCGAACTCAATGTGGGTTTGTATGAACACTTGCGTAAGTTTTGTAGTGACCGAATGTATCCCCTACGATTACAGGAGACCGACTATGGACATCCTGCTCAGAAAAATAAAGTAGACCATCAAACCCTTGTGAAGTTTCAAGAGAGTTTAGGTTTACCCTTTCCCCTACGCGATTATCAATACGAAGCAGTCTCTCATGGCATCGAGAAAAAACGCGCGATTTTATTGTCCCCTACAGGTTCGGGTAAATCTTTTATCTGTTATAATCTAATACAATGGTACATGGATAACTATGGCGACAAACAGATATTGATTGTTGTTCCTACAACAAGTCTGGTCGAACAACTCTATAAAGACTTTGATGAATATGGATTTGATGTAGAAGAGAATGTGCATCGTATCTATAGTGGTAAGGATAAGAATACTGACAAACCTATCATCATATCGACGTGGCAATCTATCTACAAGTTCAGTCGAGAATGGTACGAGAACTTTGGATGTGTAGTAGGTGATGAGGTTCATCTTTTCAAGGCAAAGTCTCTTTCGGGTATTATGAATAAGTGTGTGAATGCCGAATATAGATTTGGTATGACAGGGACACTCGATGGAACCGCAACAAATAAACTTGTACTTGAAGGATTATTTGGGCCCACTAAACGAGTGACGATGACACGTGACCTACAGGAGAAAGGCACACTTGCAAAATTAGATATCTCCATCCTATTATTGAGGTATCATAATGATGTGTGCCACTGGATGAAGGGTAAGACCTATCAAGAGGAAATAGATTATATTGTCACGAATGAGAAACGCAATAGATTGATTACTAATCTAGCGGCAGACCAGAAAGGAAACTCACTGGTGTTATTTCAGTTCGTAGAAAAACATGGTAAACCATTATTCGATATGATACGCGACAAGGTAGGCGAGAGACCCGTATACTACGTCTCAGGAGAGGTAGATGCAAAAGACAGGGAACAGATACGTGGTATTGTAGAGAAACAAAAGAATGCTATCATTGTTGCATCACTGGGAACATTCTCTACAGGTATCAACATAAGAAACCTACACAATATTATATTCGCATCTCCAAGTAAGTCTCAGGTAAAAGTATTACAATCTATTGGTAGGGCATTACGAATGAGTGATGATGGAAGTGTTGCTAAACTCTATGACATAGCAGATGACTTTCATGTGAAGTCACATAAGAACTTTACACTGAAACATAGTGGTGAACGTATCAAGATATATAGTAAGGAACAGTTCCCATATAACATATTTAAAGTAGACTTAAAGTAGGACTAAATAGTAATATGAGTAAAGAGTTATACGAAACAAAACAGTTTAAACTAACATCAGGCGACGAGATTATTTGTGAAGTCGTCCAATGGAATATGGATGAAGAAACAGAGATAGTTGTTCGTAAGGCAATGAAACTTGTCATGGGTGAAACTGAAGGTGGTAACTATAGGTATTATTCCTTTAGACCTTGGATGGTATATCAAGAAAACCTAAAAGACTTTATTATATTGAATGCGGCACATATCGTTGGTATTGCTCAACCTGTTGATTCTATATTGATACAGTATGAAGAAGCATTGATTAGTATGCAAGAGATGTATGATAATAGACACAATCAAGCAACCATAACAGGTAATGGTGATGTGAATGAACTGACTCAGAAGTTAAGAGACCACTTAAAAGAATTAGAAGAAAAAACTAAAGAGGATAATGTTGTCCCATTTATAGACCCAAAGAAGTTACATTAGATATGTATATCCAACCCTTCCCAAAAGGTCCTTTAAGTATACCATACTTTTCGGAATATGTCAAGCAGAAAATGAAATAAAATATATACTTGACTTCTACCTCTCAATGTGATAGAATAGTAGGTATAGAAATAAAACTATAACAGGAATTAAAATGGCAAAAGTGAAACCAAAGGATAGACCACATTATGTGAATAACGCGCAGTTCTCACAGGCAGTGGTTGATTATGTTACTATATTAAATGAGGCACGTGATAAGAAGGCAAACCAACTTCCAAAGGTTCCCGATTATATCGCATCCTGTTTCCTAAAAATCTGTGAGGGTCTTTCCCATAAATCTAACTTTGTAAGATATACCTATCGTGAAGAGATGGTAATGGATGCAGTAGAAAACTGCCTTAAAGCAATCGAGAACTACAACCTCGAAGCGGCAACTCGTACAGGTAGACCAAATGCGTTTGCTTACTTTACACAAATATCTTGGTACGCATTCCTTAGACGTATACAAAAAGAAAAGAAACAACAAGATATCAAAATGAAATATATCAATCAGTCTGGTATTGAGAACTTTCTTGATAATGAACTGGGTGATGCACAGAGTGCCACAGTTGCACAAGCATTCGTTGACCAACTCCGTATTCGTATTGATGAGGTCAAGGTAAAGGATAGTGAGTGGAAAGAGATTGTAAAGAAACAACGAAAAAGACGTACAGTCAAAGTTGATAGCGACCTATCTGGATTTATCGATGAGTGATTACGTGCATTTCACATATCATGGTGGCGACCTTGAGTTAATGGATTGGAACTTAGAAGTTCTTGGTGACGCAGAAACAAGACTATTACATAAAGACAATGTAACCTATAATAAATGGTTAGACGAACAAGAAGCGGCATTGGATTTTTATATTGAATATGACCCTTGGGACTGACCCAATATAATGCTTGACTTATTGTGTCAAGTGTGATATACTGAAGGTTATATAAGAAAGGCAAACTATGAAAATCGCAATACTGAATGATACTCACGCGGGTATTCGTAACTCCTCAGACATCTTTATGGATTACCAAGAGAAGTTCTATCGAGATGTATTCTTCCCCTATCTAAGAGAAAATGGTATCACTCAGATACTTCACCTTGGCGACTACTACGATAATCGTAAGACAGTAAACTTCAAGGCACTGGGACACAATCGTAAAATCTTTCTAGAGAAGTTACGTGAGTATGGTATCACAATGGATATCATTCCTGGCAATCATGATGTATATTATAAGAACACAAATGAGTTGAATGCTTTGAAAGAACTTCAAGGTCACTATATGAATGAAGTCAATCTTATTATGTAACCAACAGTGATGGACTATGAAGGATTCAAGATGGGACTTGTCCCTTGGATATGTAAAGATAATGAAGAACAGTGTCTAGACTTTATCGCGAATTGTAAAGCAGACTTTATTGGTGCGCATCTAGAACTACAAGGTTTTGATATGCAGAAAGGTATGCCCTGTCAAGATGGTATGTCACCTAAACTCTTTGAGAGAT